CAAACTTATTTTTTAATTTGGTTTGTATATAGATCTTTTTATATCATTTTTTTCTTAATTTCTGATTTTAAAGTCGTCCTTTTTAAAATTGTTTGTTTATAGTTTGCAAGATCTTGATTATTATTAAAAATTTTCAATCCTATCCCATCTATAAGGGTGATCATCCATTGCTCTAAATCTTGGATATCTATCCCAAGTATTGCATATAATATTATTAAATCTAATATCATTAGGATGTTCTTTTTGTAATATATAGTGTCTTGTTTTATGATCTATTATACCACACATCCTTTCTTTGTCCCATTCAATTCTTCTTTTATATGGAGCATAATCTGGAATATTTCCATCTATATAAATATCCATAGCATATAATTGGACTACAATTGAAGATTTATTTATTTTAAATACTTTACCGCATAATGGTAATAAATCCTTTAAAATTGTACTTGGAGTAGATCTTTCAATGAATATCTCATCGCCCAATCTTATATTTGCAGGAGGTTCCCACTTACCAAATTTTTGAACTATTTCATCTGTAATAGCCTTTCTATTTATACCATTAAACAAACACATATTTTTATAAAACATTTTTATATTATGTTCTTTATTATGAGTTTCACCAAATTCTCTTATATTATGAATTGGCATTAATAAGTTTAAAATATTATCTAATTTTGACTTGGCTAAATTTCTAATAATCATAGGTATTCTAATATTGATACCAATATCAACACCCATATATTCTTTAATAATAATCCAAATGTCATCTGGTAAATAATATTTAGTTCCTCCACTTTCTCTAATAACTTTAACAGGTTTAATTGGGTCTGTATACTCAAATACAGTTTCATCAAACTCTATATTGTTATCAGTATAATATTTTTTTGCCTCTTCTCTTATAATTTTAATATCTGTGGCAATTTGCCTATGTGAAGCACCTCCCTGTTTAACTCTTAATTTTCTGGAAGGGTTAAATCTCATCAGCCTTGCCTTGTATGTGATTTCCTCCTCATTCCAACCTCTGTTGGTTCTTACATCTACTCTTGTTCCGTCTGGAAGCATTTTGAATTGTAATAATGAATGGCAACACCTTGGGGCTTCGGCTCTCATTATTTCAATATATCTGATAACATAATCAGAATATCCAGAGAGGAAAACACGATCTTCTTGGGTCATTTGAAATCTGTTCATTTTTTTTTCTTAAAAGTTTTTTTGAAAATTAAGAAAAGATAGAAAAAGTTTTTTTTATATAAGTAATATTTTATTTATTTAATTGGAAAAATTTTTGTTTATTATATAAATGTAATTATAAAAAAAAATTATTTAATTATTTATTGGTGCAAAAATTTTCTCCATAATTGATAATATCTTTCTGTGATGGGAGTATCTATTACCAAGTTTCTTTTAGTAATATTAACAAACCCATAGCCACCGTGATTTCCACTTGATACTGTGCCGTGTGGAATCTTAGGGGGTTGGAATATAACGGCTTCATTGTCTGATAAATCAAAACACATTTTTATTGGAGGGCATACAAAGATCTGATGACTACCTTTATTGCACTTAGACCATATAATTGATTCTGTTAAACCCTTTATACCACTATCATCGTGAATAGAAGATGCAAAGTCATAAGAACCACCTACACCAGTGGCACAATGTCTTTCAAGTGGGACATTAGGAAAAGATCCTACATATCCAACATCCTTAGCGAGTTTATATCTATATTCGGCAACCGCTGGGCAATATTTTTTTTCCAACTCGTATAATGCACAAAAAGAATATATAAGATTAAATAAAAAATCTTCATCGTCATTAGCCTCCAATTTTCTTGGTTGGTATGCAATCACAGTCCCACCCTTTTTATCTTTAAGACCTAAATGATATCTAATCATACCATCCATCCAATTCTTACCACTATATCTGTCCACGTTGGCATTTCTTGATTCAAGATCTGTTTTTACTTTTGCAAGATCTTGTTTGGTGGGGTTTGCTTTTGTTAATATAAATGGTGTGTAGAATGTTTTACTCTTTACGGGGTAATATCTATTCATTTGTTCCCCCAACTCTCTTAATTTTTCGGATGCCTTTTTTACGGACTTATCCGTCTTAGCCGTTATATAAACCAATACGATCTCCCCCTTGTGTGTTATTATACAACTTTTATTTACATATTTTATCCCTTCTTTTTTAATTTTTTTCTCGTCGTAAAATATGGCATCGTTGTGTATGTCTTCCGTATATGTCATATCAGAAACTTCTATATGTGGGATATCTAATGTAAACACATTTTCAGTTATAGGATTTTCTCCCCAAAAAATACCATCCCAATGTTTTCGCTTAAATGGTATAGCCTTTAATTTATCGACTTCTTTGAATGCTCTTTTTAATATATGGTCTGGTATTGGAATCCTCTTTCTTATTTCTGGTAGGCCTTTAAATAATTCTTCAACCTTTGCCATAGTCATTTTATTAGCACCACTATCATCCTCTTTCTTATTATAGATATTGCCACCCACTTCAGTTATTTTTTTTGGTATAGATCTTGGTCTGACTTCTTCCGCCATAGTATTCTTCTATCTCTTTGTTAAGTTTGTTCAATCTGATATGGGTATCAATACCACAATATGCCCAAGTAAATATAAATCCAGAAAAAAATCCCAAATATTTATTTTTCATAATATAAATTATATATATATTAATATATACAAAAAAAAAATGAGTGAAAATAATTGTGTAGAGGATTTGTCAAATCAGTTGGATAACATTGAAAACATATATAATGGATACTTATCAGATACAACAAATCATAAATGTCTTTTTCATCTATGTATTGCTATTTTTGATTATGTCCAGTTTAATATTCTTAACACAAATGGGTTTGATATTATTAATATGGATATTGAAAGGCAAAAACAAATTGCTCAGGATATAGATGAGCCTGTATTGGAAAGGAGTAGATCTATTTTTAGAATCTCATTATATTTAACAATATTCTTTAATACCTTTAACCATTTTATTGGTATGTTATACACGGCAGAATTAATCCCCTTAGAAGATCTAAATAAACAATTACAACCAGAAGACCCTAAAAAAAATATTGTTGTAATGATTAAAAGGCTACACGATATAAAAATATATACAAATATAGATTTCCCGTCTATATATAAAGCACTGCTGGAGGCGATGCCAATTATTTCAGAATCATTAAAAAAAATATTAGATACCTTTGATGAAGAATCTGCTATATTATACAATCAAGAAAAGAGAAGAATATTTAAACCAGAAATATTTGGGACTGTCGTTTTAGATCTTCCAGATGATGAGGAATTGACTGAGATGAAAAGATCTTGCAATTTTGTGGAACCATTTAAAGAATCTGTTTAAATTCTCGTGGATCTTGGACTCTCACCGCCTTCAGTATTATTTGTATTCTCAAGATCTATTTTTTCCTCACCTGCGACATCTCTGATAACCTTAAAGCAACATATATCAACCTCCTTGCATTTTGACTTATAGCATAATTTACCAATAGCCAATATTAGGCCTATACAACTTGTTATTAAAAAAGTGTAGAATACCTCTGAAAACTCCTGAGACATTAAAAAAAAAAATATGTCTATATAAATATTAATTTATTTTTTTTCTCTTAATATATTTCAAATGGGTTAACCCCGAGTGAGCCATCTTAGTCGCATTTTCTTTAAGTTCTTTAATTGAAGGCATTTCCTCACCTGTATATTTTTCCGTAATATAGGAATGTCTAATAGCATTTATTGATCTGTGATCTCCATAGATCTTATTTAATCTTTGGTTTAATGTTATTGGTGATAATTTTGAATTATTGCGATCTGTAAATAAATATGGACTCTCTGGTTTATTCTTAATCCATAATGCCAATAATTTTTTCACTTCTAATGGTGGCTTAATAATTTGCCTATTGAATGATTTATCCGTTTTATATCTATAAAAATAAAATTGTTTTTTTGTAGGATCGTAAATATTATAATCTGGTTTAATTTTTGCCCTCGCATCGTGCTTTTCAACTTTCATCTCAGTCCAGTCTAAAAGCCTACGGGGCAATATATTTTTTTTGCCACTGGTTAATACATATAATAGATATTGCTGAAGATCTTGTTTTTCGGTGGGGGTTTTATCTGGGGTGTTAATAATCTCTTCCCATTTTCGTTTTAATGGTTCGCCCCTCTCACCAATCTCATCACCAGTGATCCAACTATCTTCATATTTTTCAGTCATAACATTCTGCTCCATTTCTTTGTCATACTCTCTGGCATCTTCCATCATTGCTTTGCGATATTTATCATATGCAGTCTTATCGGTTGCCACTGTTAGAAGGGCTGCCAAAATTGACTTTCTTTTATTATATGGAACATCGTTTAAAAAACCAATGATGTCAATATAGTTGTTGAACTTAGATATATCAAAAGCTTCATCCTCAAAGATCTTTTTATATAAATTTGATAGTGTTGAAACATAAGCCGTGATTGATTTTTCTGACAATGGTCTATCTTTTTTACGGTTTTCTACTATCAAGTTTTTTATTTCTTGATTCATTTTGGAAAAGTTTTTTTTATATAAGTAATATTTTATTTATTTAATTGGAAAAAAGTTTTGATTATATAAATATAATTATAAAAAAAAATAAATTAATTAATTATTTATACCCGCCTACCATAATTATGTTTATATGGTATAATCTTATTTGGTTTATATTCTAACACAAATTTAATTTGTTTTTTTTCGTCCACTGTTTTAATCCTATATGCAGATCCTCTCTTTGGGTCTACTTGTCGCCATCTATAATAGTTCTCTGTTTCATCTACCTTGTAATGTTTTAAGTCGTGTTTTATCAACCATTTTAGGCAATCCCTTTCACTGTTTAAATGTTTATTAAATAATACCGATTGGATAATTGACATTTTAGCATATATATTTATGGTAATATTTTATGTAATAATTCTTTTAATATTATATCATTCCGCTTTTTATCATCGCTCCATAGATCTAAAAAATTGTTATAGTCGTTATATTGTGGGGTATGGTAATCGCACAACAAACAAAATCTACCGCAATTATCTGAATCATAATCTTGTATATCTCTTTTATTTACAGCATATGGTTTAAATGGTTTTAAAAACTCTTGAACCGCAATAGGTGGTGAGAAACCAAATGAATCAAAATATAATCCGTGGCCACTTTCAAAGATCTTTGCAAAAATCCAATGTGTGCCATTCCCGTCTGAACTATCCTGCATATTGATATAATAACTTCCTATTTGTCTCGGTGTATGCCCATCTACCAATTCATCTTTACTAAACACCCCAACTATGGGCAATCCCAATTTACTCGCCATTTTTTCCAAATCTACATTGGTCATCATTTTAAAAAAATTGTGTTATATCTAATACTTTATTTTTTTTTTAGAATTAAATTGATACATAACTATGTTTATGTTTATGATGTACACCACCACCAGCGGGGGCAAATCCTCCTCCAGCAGGGGCAAACCCACGACCACCCTCCTTTCTTCCGAGAGGATTGTATCCACCATTTTGATTAACATTACTAAAATATGGATTCATTTGTGCAGAATTTATTCTGGCATATGGCGATCCTAATTGTATCATATCTCCGACTGGCTCTGGTGGTGCAACAATATGCCGACTACTTGCCCTTACAGCACCCCCGTGCATTCTTAAATGTTTATGATGTCTAAGACCATCCCCCATATTATGAGCCAAATGTTGGCCACCTTTTTCTCCTACATATTCACCAGCCATACTACCATACTTTTCTGCCATATCTGGATCCAGATCGTATTTTTCTGCCAACATTTTAGCAAAAGCAGTTCCTGCATATTTACCAGCCTTCTTTGCCATTGCGGGTAGATGGTGTTTAACAATTGGTTTGGCGTGGTGGACAATAGTGTGTCCTACATTCCTTAATCCTCTTTTAATACTATCAAAGAACCCTTCTCCCTTTTTAAATTTTAATAAATGATGTCTCCCTTTACTATGAGCCGTATGCATTTTTTTTAATGTTGTTGGGTGTAATACCACAATATGTTTTCCCGCGTGATGTAAATGGTGCGGGAGTATAACAAGCCCGAGCCCCATAGAAAGGGCTTCCACTTCATCGTGGTCTAAATCCATAGGAACTGAATGCATTCTGTGAATGGTCTTTGAAAGACTTGACACTGAGTGTAAAAAATTAACGAGTAAAAAAAATAAGTTGTTGTTATATTACCAACATTATATTAAATTATAAATTAATTAATTATGCAATTTCTTGACCAGTTGCCATATTGATTGTAATACTCTTTTCATACTCTACAAACACCATAAGGTCAATAGGGACATTTGCGAGGTTCTGACATTGAATTTGTACAGATCTTGCCATACCCTCCTCACTTGGGATAATACGACTTGCATTACCAACATAATATCTATATAGGTATTGCCATTCCTTATACCCAATAAGCCCAGACCCGAGGCCAGTTGTTAGAGATCCGTTTAATTGGTTAATAGAAACAAGTTGCTCATAAAAGTCTTCAAAGTTATATTGAAGTGGCTGGATGAATAAATTAGTCCCAGAAATTAAAATTTGGAAGTTTCCTAATGGAATAGGGTCTGGAGTTGCTCCAGTCGTTGCAAATGGTGATAATAAAGTGGATGAAATAATAGGTTGAACACCTACAGCGGTTGCAGTATTAGCACTTGTTGTAATAGAGGTATAAACTTGAGATGGGTCATTTACACCATTTGGTGATGCCCCCGTAGATGTTAATAGCGGTATGACAATTACATTCTTAATATTGGGAATGCCGTTAGAAACCAATATATTGATGTTGGCACCGACTGCTTGATTTGGAAAGTAAAACTGGAAAATATCATTATACAAGATCTTTTTCGTAGGTGTCAATTCTAAGAAGCGAGTCTCTGCCAACGGGTTCATAGCAAATGCTGGTGCATATAATCTGCATTGTGTAATTGGGCAGGATGCTCCACTACTTATAGGGAATGATGATGTAAATTGGCATTTAGCAATAGATATAGCAAAATTAACAAGTTGTGCGGTGGCAGCGATAGGATTTGCATTTGCCACTGGAGACCTGTCTGCAAGTGTTAATGGGTTCAAATTATAACCACCCTGACCTAAATCATTAGATGCCAACATAATAGGATTGGTTGCACCTCCTCCCAAAATATATGGGGACGATGTTAGACTCAACCCACCATATGATGTTTGCAAGATCGTGGCGGGGACACCATAGGCAATAGGTGGACCGACTGGTGTTCCGGGAACTGCATTGGCTTGGGTGAGTTGTCCGTTAATATATTGGGCTTGGAATTGGCACTGATTAGTATTTAAATATATTCTCATTGTTGAGCCTTTTAGCAATGGTAATTTTTCAAAGAAGTTGCAAATGTCTTTCAATCTGATAACTGCGGGTATTTGAATAACTCTACAAGCAAGGTTATTAAGACTACTGATATTTGCCTGAAACAAAGTACCCCAAGCATTTACAGGGTTGGCACTTCCAGTTGGTGTAGATGTAGATAATAGCAATCCTTGATTTCCAGATACACTTGAAATCGTAAAAGATCCTACAATACCCGCAGCGGTATTGGTCGCACCGTTTGTAAATGCAAGGGTTCCCGGATTGGCCAAAGACCCATATTGTGGTTGATTGGGCTGACCCGTTGCGGTTGTTGCTGAATCAAAATTAATCCAAGATTGTCTTTTTTGTAGCCCACAGTTAAATATTTGTCTTACAGTGTTATTTGGGGTTGTACATTTAGTATTTAAATTATATGCGGATGGTAAGGCGCCAGATGATACCACACTCACATCAGCAATTAACTGAAGAGACAAAAATGTATTAAGTTCTACATATGCACAATTTCTATTATTACTGATTCCAGTACCCGATGTATTTAATAAATTTACAGTCTGATTTGCTGGGTTCTGAGCAATATTATTATATATCCAAGAGTCCGCCGTATCGGGGTAGAATCCACATATAGCCCCCCAATTAGAAACATCAGAATAAGACCAGCTTGTCATAGCTTTAAAGCTACTAAACACATTTAAAAATGGGACTTGTTGTACTACATTTCTATTATTAAATTCTACTGTCATCGCGTGTATCATTTGCCAATACCCGTTTTTCATACCTGCAACCCAATCATAACAAGCCGTAGTTGATAATGCGGTGGCACCCGCGGGAGCCTCCATTTGGATCACCAATGGCATTAAAATAAAAGCCTCAGACCAGCCGATATAGAACCCAGAGTTGGATAACGAGGTTGTATCCAAAACTATCTGTGAGCTGTATGAACCATTGTTATTATCGTTTACATATAGGTATTGCTTTGACACAAACTCACTTGTGGTGTATAGTTCAGTTGAAACAGCATCTTCGTAGATTAAGTGGTCTCCCATCTTCAAATTATATTAATCAAAAATCAAGATCTTAGAAAATAATGTTTATTATATTAGTGTATACATATTTTGAAAAAAAATAATTAATTATTATACCAACTACTCAAATGATATATATTTCTTCATCGGTCTTGATTTTTTTATTGATAAGTGTTTTAATTTTTCCGTGGCTCTTTTTACTGGGTCTCCCTCGGATGCTTTCTTAATACCCCCACCATAAACCTCAACAGGTATATTTTCGCTCATATTCATATATGCCCTCCTTGGGTGTCTTCGTGTAGTTCTTGTAGAACCGTTTAACATTGGGTGGATTTTCAATCTCATTGCAAGATCTTGTAAAAAAAATAATTAACTATATTGATACATATATATTTTTCATAATAATATTTATTTCATAATGCCGTGTTCTGCAGGATCTGAAATGTTTAATAGTATGACAATGGTGGGATCTTGTATTACAACAGGCCTCTGATTTTGGTCTAATATCTGTACAACAAATTCATTATAGTTTCCCTCCAATATATCAATGAATGACATCTGTGGGGGTTGAATTGTAAAATATGTTCCAAATGTAGCCGTAGGCGGTATGCCAAAAGAATAAAGCAAACTATTTGGGATGCTGTATTTATTATTAATTAAATTACAAGTAATTGTATAACTGGCCACTGGAGACACTTGTGGAGTGAATGTTGATAAAAATGAAACAGTGGATGTGGTGCCATATGGGGCATTTGCCGTACTTGGTTGTAGCCAACTATTCAAATTGTTTGTAGTAATGGTGGCCTGTGCAGTTCCTAATGGGTAATATCCAGCAGATAGCCCTATAATATCTTGAAAACTATTTGCCAAAATATTAAACATAGGGTAAATATATTGTGTTGCGGTTGTAGGGATTACCCAATTAGCACCTGGAGGAACCGTCCATCCTTTGTTGGTTGCTAATGTTTGATTTAAGCCAAATGTATTTAATGATACGGCATAATATGTTGAGTTAGTTGTAATGGTTAAAAAGTATACATAGTAATTATTACTTGTCTGAAGACAATAATGTTTATTAGAAATCATAACAGAATGTATATAATTATTTAATGATGGTATATCATAAAAGCCATCTGGAATTGTGATTGTATAAGTTATACCATCAAACCAAATATATTGTAGAACATTGTTATTATATACCGATGTTATATTGAATGTGCTATAATACATAGAGAATGATGTCAATGCTAATTTTTGCCCTTTCTCCAAAATTAAAGATGTTGGGAACCTATAGACAAGGTTTGAATTGTTAGTGTTTGGTAGAATATTGGCACTGTTCAAAATTAGAGTCTTCATTTTTAAAAAAAATAATTATGATTATATTATTATATATATATTAAATCGTAATGAAAATAATAGAAATTATTGACAGCCCAAGAAAGGGGAAGAGATATAGAGCCGTATTTGATGACGGCGAGACCATAGACTTCGGATTGGATAATCCGCAGTACGGCACATATATAGACCATCACGACAAAAAAAGAAGATTTGCATATTGGGCAAGACACATAAAGGGAAGAGGTGAGAGGGAGTTGATTGATAATTTAACAAGATCTCCAGCCCTTCTGAGTATGGCACTCCTATGGGGTCATTCTACAGATCTAAAAACAAATGTTAATTATTTAAATAATTTATGGGCTAAGCATTATTGAGTTCTAAAAGATATTCATATGCCTTTGCCTTACTTATTCTATTTTCTGCCAAAAACTTTAAAATTAAATTTCTCAACTCTCTTGCAATTGCCACATTATCATTACCCGCAACAAATTCTCCGTGTAATAATTTAAATCTATCCATTTCTTTTTTTTCATCTTCTAATGAGTTTACTCTTGGTAAATTTAATTTATCAAACACTCCAGCAAATATTGCTAATTTCTCAAACATCTTTTTATCCTCTTCTGGCACGTGTTTATAGAATGTTGGTAATGATTTTTTATTTGTTAATAATTCAAATAAATATTGTTGCAACTCACTGCTTATTTTTTTTGATGGGAATGATGGATTAGGTGCTAAACTTTTATACACGATCTGCAATACACTTTTTTTGAGTTGTCGCATATTAATGGCATATTTACCAAAAGCAATATATCTATTCTCTTTATCATCAAATTTTTGATATTCATCTCCGTCCACACCCTCTGCCACCGTATGTACGGGTTTCTTTGGGGTTTTCTTAATAACATCAGATTGTGATATTGGTGTTAATTTTAGATCTTCGTCGTACATAGTATATGGATCGTCTTTATTTTTAAACCCTTTACCAAGTATAATTGGCTTTAGTTCAGTATTTTTTTTAACGACAGACTTTCTTCTTTTTTTTATTCCAGATCCTACCATTCTTTTGCCATTTATTATTACAGGGGTTGTAGATGTTTTGAGATAGTTTTTTAAAGAGGTCGCATTCTTCTTTCTTGCAGGTGCTCCCGCTGCGATATAAGCATCGTACCCAGCCGTAAAATCGTCTGTAATAGCACCCCCGCCTGTAAATGTAGGGCTGTTTAAAAATGCATTTAATGGGGCATATAAAATTTTGTCTTTAACAATATCACCGTCTAATGGTGCTGTAGATAAAATTCTAACAACTCCAAAATGGTCTCCAGATTCTTTATAGTAAAATAAATAAAACTGAACACCGTCTACAGTACATAACGGAAATGCATAGTTGACGGATACTTGTTTAAGATCTTTACCAGCGGTACCCAACTGTGTCGGCAATGCCGTTTGAAGATCTGATACAAAGGCTGCCACATCTGGAGATAATGCAGTTGGTGGCGGTGGTGGCGGTGGTGTTGTTGGATATGTTGTTTTGATAAATGTACCTATAGCATTTAAATTTCTAAAATTAGCCCGTGTCAATGTTCCAAGTTTAGCAAGTAGTGTTATTAATTTGTCGGCATTTGATGTTGCACGATCTTTTATGATTTTATCTAATGCTTGTGGATTTGGTAATGATTTCGTATTTGATAGAATTTTTTGCATTGCTTTATATCCAGCCACGGGGTCATCATTAACAAATATAGCCAATGACTTATAAAAATCAGTATCTGGTAAATCTGCCTTTAATGCATCTAATACCACATCAAGTGGAGATCCCGTTGCCAATCCATATGTAGTCTTTAGTTCTGTTTGTAATGATGCAATAGCCTCAGATGATAATACCAATCTCAACAGGTCATTTGGTGTGGTGACAAAATTATCTTGAACATATGACAAATTACTTGGGACACCGCTTGATGCTTTCAGCACTTCTAAATATTTTTTTAAGTATTCAATAAAAAATGCGGGTGTAGTATTCTTAATACTAAATCTATTAGTGAAATCTGTTTTGATTTGTGGGTATGCTCTATTAAATGCCACACGCTCCTGATGTTGCATAGTTCCTGCAATTTCTTGAGCATCTGACCCGCTAAATCCCAAATCCATTAAGTTTTGAATAGCATCCCCAGCCTGTGCGGTTCTATCTTCTGCAATATCTGTTGCTGATTGTGGTATTGGTGCTACTGGTGTAATCCCTTGCCTTAAGTCTTCTCTTTGTTTTGATATGTTAGTCATATTATCCACCGCGGACTTTCTGATAATTTGATCTCTAAGAATTTTTTCATCAACTTTTAATGGTTTTGACATTTTTTAAAAAAAATAATTTAATGATATATAACACAGCATAAAAAAATATACAATTAAATTAATTGTTATCAACTTCTGGGACTTCATAATATTCGGTGAAATTCTTTCTAAATCTATATTTAGGCTCTCCTTCTAAATCAATCATTAAAAAACTTGGCACCTCACTTGTCGCGTGTCTGTATATCTCTGTTAATTTTTTTTTGTCTAACCCCAATGAAAATTCCCTTGCAATCATTGATAAATTTTTCATACTTGAAACCTGTTTAATAATTAAATAGGTCATATTGTTTCTTATCATTTTTGGTATGGAATAGTAATCTTGACTGATATAAATCATACTTGCATTTTTCTTTCTTGCTCTTAAAAAATATGATTCCATTGGCTTCTGATTTCTTTCATTTACAAGATCGTCAAAAACTATTAATGACTGTTTTTCTTTATCTAATTTATCAATGTCTGGAATGTTTTCAACCCCCTCTAAAACTTCAATCTCATTAGTGTCTTTAAATTTATCCTTCACCCAATTATATATAGGCTCATCACTATTTTTAGTAATTATATAGATCTTTTCAAAAGTATCCGCCATAGTCTTTATTAGGTTCATTAACGACTGTGTCTTACCCGCACCACTGCGACCTATTATACAGCAACGGAAAGGGATTTGGATGTGATGTACATCATAATGCGGATTATGGTATGCCTTAATAAATTTCTTAGGCATATGCTCATACCAATTTATTAATTCTCCAGTGGGTTTTGACCCACCACCATATTTTGATTTTTTCGGTGGCATTTATAATTTTTACAAAAAATATAATATGTATTATATATAATTATATTTATTCTTACTAAAAATAAATAATGTCAGCAGAACCACCTCCCGCAGATTCTAATGGTGGCTACAATCCAGATGATTGGACTAATGCAAATGACCCTATTGATAATCAATATTTGGCTCAAAACTATTTACAATTCCCAACCGCTCAAGGTGCGGAGACTTTAGGGGATGCAACTATAGGAGGTGTACTAACTGCTCAAGATCTTGCAACATTTTCAGATCTTGCAACATTTAATAATGGTATTGAGATTGCGACAACTGCAGGTATAAAATTTTCAGATGATTCTGTGCAAACCGTTGCATTTGTTGAAGCAAACTATGCACAACTAAATACAGATAATATATTTTTATCACCAAATCAAAATACATTTGCGGGTGATGCAAGTACCAATAATGCAAATGCTCCAATAAAACTAACTAATGGTGTCGCTGGGGAATATGCCACATTTTATTTAAATCCATCAACGGGTGAAGATATAACATTGTATACAAATCAAAACCCAAGTGGAGGATTAACTATAAGGGGCGCCAATGGGGCAAGTTTTACAATGAATCCAGCGAGTGTTCAAGATGGGTATGGGTGTTCATTAATTAATCCATTAAGTATGAATGGGCAAACTTTATCAGGGTTAAACAATGTATATGCCAATACGGGTGGTACAATTACAATTCAAAGCCCAATAAGTTTGGGTACAAATGCAATAGCCAAAACACAAACATCTGGGGATTCAAGCACATTTGTTGCTACCACTGCATTTGTTCAAGATGCGGTGCAAGTGTCAGGAGTTCAAACAACTGACAGCCCTTTATTATGGCAAGGTGCAAATACAATACAATATAATGGCGGTACTCCATCAACATTGACATATAGTTGCCCATATGGAATGTCTAATGTTTGGAATATTACAGGTGGGAATGGTGATTGTAATATCGTAGCAAATGGTGGGGGTAATGGTGCACACGGCGATGCATTTAGAATCTATTGTGTTCAAAATAATACAAGTAATGCATCATTAGCATCAATGACACCGCAATTAACATTGTCAAATAATTATACGGCAATGCAGGTAAGAGATGGTATTAATATCCCATCTGGAACATCATACACAATTAATGGTGTAAATATTTTAACAGGATATGCAACAACTACATATGTAAATAATGCATTAGCACCATATGCACCATTAGCATCTCCAGCATTAACAGGAATACCAACGGCACCAACACAACCAGCAAATTCAACAGGTGGGGCAATCGCAAATGTGGATTATGTAGCAACGGCCATATCAAATATTGCCCCAACGGCTTTGCCATTCTTTTATGCATCAGTTGCAACTATAAATTGGAATCAGACCACCACTGGTTATTTTAATGGTAATTATTATCCAAACACAAATGGGGCATATGACCAAGTACAGGCAGGGGTTGCAACTATATCATTTACCGTACCAAAAAATCCAGTAAATTATCCAGTGTTCGCAACGGCCACTATGCAGGGCAATATACAGTTTCCAACGGGTGGAACTTCTCTAAATAGTAATACGGGTCCTTATCAACCATTTTCAGGAGGTTCAACTCCTTATGGGTGGAATGGGACACAATATTTATATGGATATGGTTGCACAGTTCAACCACCATCTATTAGTGGTACATATACAATTACAATAACAGCACAAACATTCTTTTCGTCTCATTTGAATTCGAGTTCAAATATAAGTGTAAATGCCAATCCATTTTCTCAGGTCTCATTTATTTGCTATCAATCATAATAATAATATTAATGAAAAAAATAAATACATAAATATAATACAAGATCTTTTTTTTTAAAATGTATGGCGATAATTTTTTATACCCAGATAGAATTGTTGTAAGAAATGCGGATGGGACGGCATCAACTAATGGTGTATTGGGGTCAAATACTTCAGGCACTACTATATTAACTACCTTTCCAACAACATCAACTGGAACCTCTCTTGGGCATTATCATTACACAGAAGCAACGACAAATGCATTACAATTTTTAAATGTGGCTGGGACTGGCTCAGGTGGCCATAAATTTTACACATCTAATTCTACTACAGCACCAATTAACACAGCAACATTTGATGCTAATGGAATGACAATTGATAAATCAACGGCAGGATCGCCGATTTTAATTAATTTACCAGATTTAACAATTTCAACAAATGTTGTTGTTGTCTTTGCAACTCCAATTAATCAACCACCGTGGAATATTGTAGGTGTTGGAAACCCAGTTCAAGTTTTACAAAATACAGTTAATATGCAAACTGGCATAACATATTATTTATCTGGGTTAAGTACTCAATTAGGACAACTAACAACAAACCCAGACGGCACTGGAATAATTGATTGCACTGATCTTGTATCACTACCACAACCTATTTTGGCTTGGGAGTCTGGACAGTTTTCACCATCAACAATACAGACCCTAAATTTATTAGATAATATGACAATTACAACCGATACAGATGTGTCGGTATTAAGTGCCACAGATCTTACATTTAACACCGTTTCTTTACAGGAAATATTAAACACATTACAGATTACCAAGACTACCACGGCAAACCAATATATATCCGCTGCCATAACTGCAGATGCACGGCCTCCAATCGCCCCTACAACGACTATAACACAACAATTTGCCTTCAGCCCTGCTTGGTACTTTAAGAACAGTTTTGCCAGTAATAACAAGATTAACTGGTATATGGGAGGGGACATAGGAATGACAGTTTCACAGGTTTTGGGATTATATATGAATATTTTTAATACAACAATGGTCTCAAATGACCTTCCACCGTTCCTAACAATATATACCACCAATGACACCCCAAACCCACCAAATTTTTATAAATCAAAAAGAACATATGTTTTTAATCAAAGTATCACACCAGTTGTAAATACTCGTTATTTAATGTTTCAAGATGTAAGCGGAACTTGCCCAACCCCATTTCATTATGGCTCAGTTTTAAACAATATGGAATTATCAACCGTTGCAGGATCTAATGTGGGAGCATTCGGCGCATCAGAAGTCATCTTGGCATTTGCTATTGGAACCAATTCGGCTGCGACCATAAACACTATAGAATTCGCCATAAGTAAATTTGGTATTATGACACCATACGGAACACAAGAAATTTTATTTATTCCGTCAACTTAAATATTTACTATAATATAAAATGCCAAAAATTTTAGATCTAAAATTATATGAAAAGGCAAAGGCCAAAGCGGATGAGATATATAAAAAGCCATCTGCCTATAAATCTGGATACATTGTAAAGACCTATACCCAAATGGGTGGAAGGTATGGGGACGACGGTGGAGAAAAGAATTTAAAAAGATGGTTTGAAGAGAAGTGGCAAGATGTTGGCCATAAGGCATACCCAGTATATAGACCTACTATAAAAGTAAATAAAAAAACACCATTGACCGTATATGAAATTGATAAACAAGATCTTGCAAAACAAATAAGATTAAAACAGAAAATAAAAGGCACAAAAAATTTGCCACCATTTCAAAATAAATAAATTAATAAAAAAGATATCCATTTAAATATAATCATATTTTTTTTTACAATGCCAAAAAAAGGAAGTAAAAGCAAAACACATAAGGGTGATTTGGATTACACCACTAAACACGGGGATGAATATTTCCACGAGGATGGGCATCTTGTTAAAAAAACATATAAACCATTTGATGCCCATAAAGGTTCTAAAAGTAAAACCCATTCTGGATTAGATTATCAACATTACCACAAATTAAAAATCCCATTAAATGGTGGAGGTGTTTTGAGGATTAATATATGCCACGGCGAGGAGTCTGATAGTGATATGGAAGGTGAGGGATTTATTGATGATGCTAAAAATGCATTTAGAAAGGCAGGAGATAAAATCAAGTCAACGGCTACCAATGTATATAATACGGTGAAAGATGTTGCCCATAAAGTATATACTGGTGATACTGGAATGCCACCAAATGTTAAAAAGATCTTAGAAAAATATGGGGATGAAATAATTTCAGACATTGATATTGTTAGGAACCCTGTAGGCAAGGCATTAACTGGAGCATTGAGTGTTGCCAGTATGGGTGAGTTTGGTAGGAACTTAGAAAATGCGCCATATGATAAATTATTTCATTTAAAGATCGTGATTAAATTACAAAGCGGGACAAGAGTATCTCTTGAAAAGGTTGAGCGGGTTAGTATGACTATTAACCCAAAGCCAGTAAAAGATGAAGAATCCACTCCTACACCTTTAAACGGTAAAACAATAACTTTAAACCAATTATATGAAAATGCTCGTAATAAGATGGGAGGGCTATTTTACCCCTACTCAGCAAGGGACAATAATTGTCAGAATTTCATTTTGAATGTATTACAAGCAAGTGGTATAGGAAACACTCAGGACTATGATTTTGTTAAACAAAACACAAAACAACTATTTGGTGAGAATTCTTTTTTAAGAAAAGCATCCAACACTATTACAGATATCGGAGCGAGATTTAATGTATTACAACAAGGCGGTGGGATGTCTTCTGATGATGAGATGGATGATGAATATTTAGAGTCTGCAATTAATTTAATGGGTAAGCATAAAAGATCTAAAAAAGGAATGGTGGCAACGAGGACTATACCTATAACGGGTGGGAAATTACCAAAGCACCAAAAACTAACATTTAAAGATTTTGCACAAGGATGGGCGAGGCATCACGGAATAACACACGGCGGTGCATTAAAAAGCAAACAAGCAAAACACCATTATAAAACTATTAACGATTATCTTATTAAAGAGGGTAAGGGCTGGGATGACTTTGTAGGGGGAGCCAAGAAATTCTTCACTGGTGGCTATAATGACCAAATTAACCAAGGCATACAAAATGTAGGAAATCAGGTAAAAGATGCATTTGATGCATTTGGTAATAAAATAACAGGAACGGCAAGTCAGATAACCAAGCAAATAAGAGACCAAGCGGATAAAGTTATTTCAGATGTTAATAATGGTATTAAAGTAGGAAAAGATGCTATAATGAAATTAGCAAATAGTGCTGAAGTTTCCGCAAGTCAAAAATGGGACTTAATAAAAGCATTTGTAAAAGATGCATCAAATAAAGTATCTGAGGGTGTTATGACTGGTGTAAACTTTGTAAAAAAATATGGAGAGACCGCAATTAACTGGCTTAAAGATAATAAAGATGCTATGAAGGCAATTGCAATAAGTGTCGCCAAATTTGCAGTTAAGAAAGGCATCCCACTGGTTGGAGAGCAATTGGGAGGGATATTGGCCGATGCATTGGCAGCGGGAATGTTGCAACCAGAATTAATCCCCGTGGCTCAAACCTTAGGCCAAATGGCTGGAAAGAAGTTAGGAGAGATGTTATCGGATTATATTATGTCATTAGGACTTGCTGATGCTCAGGGCAATCCAGATGCTGATAAATGGTTGGCTATTACGGGTCAGGCTATTGACGCTGCCAAAATGGCATATGGTGCATACCAAGGATTATCAAGTGCATCAAATTATTTAAGTGGTGCAAAAAATGCTGGAACCGCAACAGGTGCAGTGGCTACGGCTGGTGTAGGGTTAAAAAAGAGGGGAAGACCAAAGAAATATTTTTAGAGGGAGGGACTGTGGCTCCACCTAAAAAAAGCGACTATGTTGTTGCAATACCGACATATGATAGGGTTAATACATTATTACAAGACTCACTACCAACATTATTAAGGCAGGGGGTATCTCCTAAGTATATAGATATATTTGTCGCAAATAATGAACAGAAGAAATTGTATGAGGAATCTATTCCAAGATCTTCATACAATAAAATGATAGTTGGTGTAAAAGGTCTGGACAAGCAATTATTATTTATAAAAGATTACTATCCACAGGGAAAAGATATTATAATATTCCACGACGATATTGCAAGTATATTTAAAAAGGTTTCGCCCCAATCCGTCAAAGAGATAAATTTAAATAAATTTTTTAAATATGCATTTAAAACCGCAAGAAAATTAAAATTAACACTATGGGGGGTTAATAGGGTGTCTAATCCATTTTTTATGACAGATGGGTACACTACAGATCTTAGGCTAATAGATGGTCTATTTTATGGTTATATAAATTCAAATAATCCGTCGTATAATTTAAGAGTAAAAAATAATTACACCGCAGAAGATATTGAAAGGGCTATACGGCATTATATAACAGATGGTGGTATACTAAGATTTAATGATTATGGATATAAAACAAAGTGGGTGGCTGAGGGTGGCATCAGTTCAGATCTTGGTGGAAATGAGAAAAGATTTAAAATGGTTAAAGAGGCATCTAATCAATTAAAAAAATTATATCCAGAATATGGCGAGATAATACCTCATAAAGATCAAGGAGTTATTTTTAGACTATATAAAAAACCTAATTAGAGATATGATGATTGGTAATTATATATAAATAATTTTTGTTATATCAATTAATATTATTTTTATAAAAAATATTTTCTTTTATATACTAACATTTTTTACAATGCCAAGACCTCAAAAAATATGTGATTGTTGCAACCAAGTTCATATTAAAGCCCCAAAGGAGTATCCACCACTACCACCACCAAGGGATCCTATTAAAGGCCGTAAGACACCAGATTCAGTAATCAGAGCTGTTAACAAATATAGAAAAAAAGAACACCCTACAAATAGTTCAAGGAGACAGGCTTTAAATTATTACTATGCCCATAAAGAACAAATATTAAAAAAGAGAAAAGAATGTTATGATAGTATCAAAGAATACCAACAGGAATATCAAAAGAAATATAGAATGACTAAATGCATATTAAAAAATCTACCATTTTATAACTCAGAAATTTTTTAAGATCTGAATTAATTAATTTATTTTTTTTTATAATTACATTTATATAATCAAAACTTTTTTCCAATTAAATATTTAATCTATTACTTATATAAAAAAAACTTTTCTCAAAATGAACTTTTTAATTCCTTCAAAATTAGATGGCATTATTTTACAAGAAGAAATTGACACCAGCATTCTCAAAAAGATCTTGACTTACAACAAAGCTTGTAAGATTCTTGACGATGAAGAAATCAAAAAGTGTGAGCAATATATTCGTAAATATGGATCTAAAAAAGAAATTAATGTAAAGTATAATTTTGGGAAAGGCAAAAAATATGGAAGAGTTTGGTCAAGCATTAGTGCTGGAAACTTTTGGAATAGAATCAAATCTACTATCAGGGGCGATAGCTATGTTGATATTGATATGGTGAATAGTGGAACATATATTATTTACCAGATTGGATTGAAGATAGGCTTCTCTGACTTAGATATGTACGATATTCATAAATACCTTACTAATAGGCAATATTTCCTTGATGAGGTTGCTGGTCATTATAAGGTCGGCAAGTCTGTTGCTAAAGATCTATTTATTATTATTAATTTTGGTGGTAGTGTATATGGCTGGTTAAAAAAATATGATATTAAATTTCACGGCGACCATTTGACATTAATTAACACTTACACCGCACAAATTAAAAGAATATCTGAGAGACTTTATGAAGGACATCCAGAACTTAGGAAAACCATTATTTTAGAAGATACTGACGTCAACCCACAGGGCAAGATCCTTGCCAATGTAGTTCAAAATATTGAATGCCGTTGTTTAGAAGTTATGTATAAATTATTAGGTAGCCCAACCAGTTGCTCATTAGAACACGATGGATTATGTGTACATAAAAAACATATGGAATATTTAGAGACTCCCATTGAAGATCTTCTAAAACAGGCATCTATTGCCACCAAGGAATTATTATATTTTGATACCAAATGGATTATTAAACCTTTCAAAGAGCCATTTGATTTGACAGAATCCGAGACCAGTGATGAGATCTTATTTACATATTTTGATTATAAATATTTTGACGAGTTATTAACTTATGAAGATAAGAAAAAATATTTTGAGATCTTTATATCATTTGTTGTTAAGCCTGTACCCGTTTATATATTTGTAGAATTTAAACAGAGTTCTGGAAAATTAGAATATGATATATGGAATGAGAATGATATTAAAAAAGCATTTAAGGCTTATGCATATATGGGTAAAAAACTTATGGGCGGTAAAAAAAATAAAGAGGAGGTAGAAGTTAAACGATCATTTATTGAGGATTGGTTAGACGATACATCTAAAAGAATTTATAATGATTATGATTTTATACCAGAGAACAGAATTGAGAAGCCATTAAATTATTGGAATGGGTTTTATGAGCAAGTATATAATTCATACAATGGATATAGTGTTAGAGCAATGCCAAAAAAGAAATTAACTCAGAAACAAAAGGAAGCATTGTTAAAGCCTTGGCAATCTATTGTATTTGAGTTATGCGGTGCTGATGATGCTTGTTATAATGCCTATGTAGATTTTCTTGCACATATGATTCAAAAACCTAATGAGAAGATGCCTGTATGCTTTATATTAATAGGAGATCAAGGAACTGGTAAGAGTTATCATTTAAAGCCGTTGCAAACATTATTGGACGATTATTATATTTCAAGTAGTGATATTAAAAATTTTGTTGGTAGCCACGCTAATGGGTTTTATAGAAAATTATTTATTAACTTAAATGAATGTCAGATGGATAAGCAATCATTTGATTATGAGGGTAAAATTAAATCATTTATAACCGAAGATACAATTGTATTGGATGAGAAATTTGAAAAGATGAAAACCGTTAGAAATATAGCAAGAGTTGTTATTACCACTAATAAAAATAATCCCATCCCAATAGATATTAGAAGTTGGTTGAGACGGTTTCAAGTATTTCAATCCACTCATAAATATAAAAACCGTCCAGAATCTTGGTGGAAAAAAGAAATGCAACGAGTTGAAAGCGATGAGTTTATTTCTACATTTTACGAGTTTTTAAATACAAGGGATATATCAAATATTAAAATAACAAAACCAATAATTACTCAGAAGTATGTAGAAATGTGTAAACACTTTATTCCCGCAGAGATCTTATTTTTAGAGCATTTTATAGAGTGTGAGGAGTCTGGTACTAACTTTTTAACATATGATGATAATTATAAATCTTGGTATATTAGATCCGACAGGTTATATCAACTATATGGAACCTATTGCGAGAGATTTGGTGTAAAGAAAGAAGTAGTATTAAGTCATCATAAGTTTACATTAAACATAACAAATTTAAATATTGGTATTATATCGTTTAAGAAAAGCGGTGAGAGCAGGTATTCTATGATTATCAAAGATCTTAAAAATCAAATGATTAAACGAAATTTTATGATTAGAGATCTTGATGATACAACAGAAGAAGAACCTGTAGATGATAATAATTATGATAATGAATTTGAGGACTATGAAAACATTTTAGATATTGTGGATTCCAACACGACGACAAAAATCGAGGAACCTTCTGAGGTTTTACCAAATATAAGCGATAATAATATGGATGATAATTTATCTTGTGATGAGGATGCTGTTAATGATATATTATATGAATTGGTATTTGGCACGGCTTAATAATCAAGATCTTGCAAACTATAAACAAACAATTTTAAAAAGGACGACTTTAAAATCAGAAATTAAGAAAAAAATGATATAAAAAGATCTATATACAAACCAAATTAAAAAATAAGTTTG